CAGGATCAAAACCAGTGAGGGAGACATCGAAGTCAACGCCCTGGAGGTCAGCGATCAGCAGAGACAGCTTGTCCTTGTCCCATTCACCGCTGATTTTATTCAGAGCGATATTGAGTGCCTTTTCTTTATCCTCCGGCATATCCACCACCACGCAGTCCACTTCGGTGATGCCCATATCCATCAGCACCTTAAGGCGCTGGTGACCGCCGACCACACGGCCGGTTGCCTTGTTCCAGATCACGGGCTCCACATAGCCAAACTGCTCAATAGAGCGTTTCAGCTTTTCGTATTCGGAATCACCGGGCTTTAGATCCTTACGAGGATTGTAGTCGGCGGGCAGCAGATCCGCTGCATTTTTCTTTTCAATTACCATACCAGACCCCACTCAGCGAATTTCTCAAAACCGCCAATAGAACGGATGTATTCTCTCGCCGTTTCTACAATTTCCTCATAGGGTACACCGGCGATAGCTTCATCGCCAATGGCGCAACACATCTCTACGGTTTTTCCGGTCTGCTGTGCTTCCAGCCATGCGTAGATGTTAACAGACACATCGGCCTTGCTCAGATCCTTACCATGCAGACCACCACCTGTGACGGAATCACCCATGTCACTGCCGAGCTTTCGATTGGTGGCTCCGGTATCAACATTGATGCCGCCAGTCCAATCACCGAGAGGATTCACTTCGGCCTCCAAATAATCGCGTCTCAACTGTTCGCTGGGGACATTGCTTTGGCAGATAATCAAGGACGGCCCCTGGATGATAAACTTACCGTCATAAGGATACACATTGTACAGGCGACGAGCGAGCTTGGATAAGGTCCACTGTTCTTCGGTGACCGGAACGCCTTTGAAGATACCGTTATCACCGCAGCGAATGGCACCTTCCTGGTTGCGGGCCAGATGTTTGTCCTGGGGAACAATGACAAGATCCAGCTTCACATCACCAGCAATTCGCTTTACCGCAGCGGCAATCTTCTTTCTGTTCAGATTTGCGGATGTTTCCGCGATGACATGGCATACACCATGGCCGATCAAAACCTCCACAGCGATCTTGGGATCAATCTGGGTTTCATATGCGATGTCCACGATGGCACCGGCAATTCTGTCCGCTATCTTATCGGGATGAGCGGGATTCACTTTTTCAAACATAAGTATTATCCTTTCCTTGCACGAAGTAGTCTCTCCATGACATCGTCCTGGGGATTGCTGCCCACATATTCGCTGGTGCAGTTTTCCCGGACAATCTGGAAGATTTCAGACCACAGACGGTTGGCCTGGGTCATGTAGGTATTGGCAATCGCCACATAGGGCGACTGGATCGCTGCACCTGTGGTGGGGTGCTTTGCCAGGAAACCAAGTTCACTGGTGATGGTTTCACATTGAATCCATCTGGCACTGGCCATCGCATATCGCTCAATCAGCTGGGGAGAAACGATGGCTGCACAGCCTCTGGCACTTAGCCAGTTCCACACATTTTCATAAATCTCTGCGGCACAGAGTGTGGAACCGTCTTTTTGTCTTGCGGAAAGGAACTCCTTGGGTTTCGGCATTTCCTGGCCTTCCAGGTCTACCGCGCTGTCTTTGAAATCAATAACAGTCAACGGCCTGCCTCCGGGATTTCCATCCTGAATTTTGTCCGCGATGGCCTTTTTCGGTCTGCCACCGCTGCCGGGTTTGGGTCCTCTTTGGCCCATGATTATTACACCTCCTTGATGCTGGGGCCTATTCCCCCTGAAACTTTCGCATTTTCGCGCACGTGACCCCGGGCCGCTGCCCCGGTATTTAGGTCCCAGAGATTCTTACCCCCCTACCGGTCGCCAAGCTCGTGATGGATCTTGTTGTGGCAGGATCTGCATAAGGACATGAGATTATCTCTGGCATGAGTGCCGCCCTTAGAGATTGGAACCTTGTGATGAACCTCCGCCGCAGGAACAATTCTGTCGTCCTTCTCGCACTGCTCACAAAGGGGATGCTGAGTAATGTGGCGGTCACGAATCCGTTTCCAGGCTCGACCATACTTCTTGTTGACGTCCGGGGCGCGTTCGTATTTGTTGTACTGCCGTCTGGCTATGGCAACATGATCTTCACAGTACTGTCCGTCCGTCAGCTTGGGGCATCCGGGATAGGAACACGGTCGCTTGGGTTTACTTGGCACGATTATCCTCCTTCCACAGTAATTGCCGGAGCTTATACCGGACGATGTACCAGATCTGCTCCGCATAGGAAACCTTGCGATAGCCCATTGGTATCACCCCCGTTTGGGCATAAGAAAAGCCCCGCGGAATTTCTCCCGCGAGGCCGTCCTCTATGCTCTTTTGCTATTGTAATCATATCATAGGGACATACTCTCAAACCATCACATTTGCTCTCATCATGCGGCGGAAGGGGGAACTATCATTTTCAGGGCTTTATCCCGGAGCCGATAAATATGCTGGATACTGTAGCTCATTTCTACAGCAATCTGCTCCCAAGTCTTAAAGCAGAGAAATCGCAATTCCAGAAGGGTCTGACATTCGGGGTCTGCCACCGCCTTAATTGCCGCCACCATCTCTCGCTTCAAGTCCACCAGCTGGTCAATATCGGCATTGATCTCATTTTCCAGATCCACAATCTTGCCGATGATGTCCTGCATTTTATAGACATTACGGCTACCGCCACCGGGCATATCACTCATGGTGGCCGTTGCCTTGGTGGTCAACTCACGCAGGGACAAGACCTGCTCCAACTTGCTGTTGATCCGCTGATCAAGCCGATACGCTTGACCCAGGTATTCCTTAGCCGTCATTTCCGGATACCTCCTTTGCGCACTGCAGTTGCTGTGCTTCTCGCTGATGTTTCAGCCGGCGATTATACCGTCGGCGTTCTTTGCCATGTAACTTTACCGCTTCCTTCTTCGCCCGTTGCCGTTGTTCCCGGAGAGTATTTCTCATGGCAACACCGGCCGTAGGATCGGAATATCCTTCACTGTTACGGTAGATTCCGTATCTCATTTCGGCACCTCCAACTCCTCAATTTCGATGTAAATGCCGCAGGGGTCATCCGACCAACGCTTCTCGATGATCTCCCGGGCGACCTGGGCATCGTCATTCCAAAAGCCGCATCTGGTCATACAATCTTTCAGCAGCTTCTGGAGATTATCTGTGTCCGGTTTGGTAATCCGCCACTCACCGTTGTGGTGACTCTTTCCTCTGGGGAACAGCCACAATACCCGCAGACTGATGCCACCGCTCATGGGCTTGTCTGGCTTATGTAAGACCAGATGGGCAGTCAGTGCATTCCGGGCCTCCTTGACAGCGGGGGGATCGTAAAATATAGGTTTTCCCTTAACTACACGCACCTGCTTCATCTGAGCTGTGGATGTAGGAGGGGTTATTGCAATAAAGAAATTCATCATTCTACACCTCTGAAAATCAGGTTCTTCTACGCTGTGGGTTACATTGCTCTCCTCGAAGGGGAAGGGCGGGCGTTTGAGCCCTTCCCACTTCGGGAGTGTAATTGTCATTTTTCTTCTTCTACACCTATATATACCAGCGTAGAAGAAGAATTTTAGAGGCCGTCATCCCCGTCTCCAACGAGGTATATCCGACTCTTTTCCAAGCGAAATTCACCGCCACTTTTTTTGATCCGGGCATACACGGTTTTATCGCTAATCTTGAAATAGTCCATCATATCCTGAACGCTTACTGACCCATCCACATTGAGAATCTGGAAGGCCGTCCGAAACTCTTCTGTCGCCACAGCTGCGGTTTTCGAGTGTGTGTTTTTTACACGTCCCGCCGCCTGTGATCCCTGTGCGGGCATTGTCCGGAGCGAGTTGGCATCGTCTATGCGGTGTATAGGATACTCAAACCAGAAATTGACCGGGATGATATTAGGGAACTCACGAAGACTGCTTTCCAACCGCCACGCAGTAGAATTGCCGTCGCGGACGTTATTCATCATGTCTTCCGTCAGTTCCAGCTGAATCATATCCAGCTGGGCATCCGGATCGCGGGCGAACACACCTGATCCGCTTGCTCTATCCATCGCCCGTTTTTGGCCTTGCGTACCTTTGGAATGATGATGGCAGTAAATGGTCGCACAGCCCGTCTCCGCACAGATCTTGTCAAACTGATTGCAGAAGGCTGCCATGTCCGATGCGTTATTCTCATCACCTGTAATGACCTTATAAATCGGGTCGATGATGATAGCATCAAAGTGCTGATCTCTGACGCGACGGATGAGTTTCGGGACCAATTTGTCCAGAGGCACCGCATGACCGCGCAGATTCCAGATGATGATGTCGTCCATATGCTTCTTCTGCCAGCCAAGGGCATCGTAGATCTTCATGAAACGCATAACACAGGAAGCAGGATCGATTTCCAGGTTCACATACAGCACCCGTCCCTTTTTACAGGGGAAACCAAGCCAAGGTCTGCCCTCTGCCAGAGCAATGCACAGTTCCATCAGCAAGAAACTTTTACCGGCTTTGGAAGATCCGGAAATCAGCATCTTATGACCGCAGCGGAGAATACCCTGAATCAATTCGCTGGGCAGTTCCGGAAGATTATTTTCGTAGCTATCCAGAGCCACCATATCCGGCAACTCATCGACCGCACCTTCGGCATAATCCAGCCAGTCAGTCCAGGACTTCCTGCCGATATTGGTAGCAACCAGGTACTGTCTATTACCGTTCCGGGTTACACCGGGCATTCGGGACAACCGAGAAGGATTACGGTTCTGCTTGTCCACCTTCAGCCCGTTCTTTTCCAGGAAATCATACAGATACTCCACCCGCTTGCGGTACTCGGTATAATTCTCCGCATCCACACGAACGATGGCATGGAGGCTTTTACCACCGGAATGCACTAAGCAGGAAATAGGAAGTTCCAGCTTTCGGTATATGGCATCCTGGTCGGAAACAGGCATGGTGTCCGACTCCACCAATGCATACTTGAATCGGGTGATGTTGTCGTTTTTGACACCTTCGCCATCCACGGGATTGAAGCGAATCCATGCACCCACATCTGCTTTCCAGTCGCCGATGGTAGCACCCACATCATCCGGATGCTTCCGCAGAGAGGCAATCAGCTCACCTGCAGTGCGGGTAAACACACCTTTTGCCGGCACCCATCTGCCCTCGTTGTCCTGCCACACATCATTAGTGACATAACCAACGAAGTCGTCCTTGTCATACAGCGTTTCCAGATAAGTAATCAGTTCCTGGGTGGGGTTCCAAGTGTCCGGAGCGGAATACTGGGTAAAGCCGTCCCCGTCATCCACGATGGTGTCATTCCAATCCAGAACTGCATCGATCCCGTAAGGTGTCCAGCCACGCTCTTTTGCCATCTGGACAATCGTGCCACCCTTGATGGGAGAACCGCATCCGCCGAAGGTGCGCCATTTCCTTTCGCATTCGCCGGGATGGTATCTGCGGTCTGCCCGGGACCAATTGTCCCATATAGAGCAGTCATAGCCTTCTGCCTGCAGGGCCATTCCTACATTGATCCACTCCTGATAAGACAATGCAGATACATCGATGTACTGCAATGCCGATAAAACATTGCTCATTTGTATTCCTCCGATTAAGGTCGATACTGTTTGGGATTCAGTCCATAAGGCAACCGCCAGTTATTTGCCGCCAGCCGGGAAATCATCTTTGCTGCGTCATCGAACTGCCATGTACCTACCTGGCGGAAACCGTACCGCTCCAAACAACGTATCTGCTTTGGCGTAGAAAGCCCTGCATCCTGGCGCCGTACCAGTCTGTCGATCAGCAAGCTGGCCTTACCGACATTTTCCACGGTTTCTGCGAAGATGCCTCGCTTTTCCAGAAACTCTATCTGCCGGGGCGAAGGCGGAGCCATCTCCCAGGCAAAAGTGGGAACATATCCCACAAGATCTTCTGCAGCAATGGACAAAGCAAACTGTATGGGGTCCACCAGTTTCCGCTTCCGCATCCGCATTTCTGCCAGTTCCTTGGCAAGTGCCTCTTCCCGTTCAGCCAGAACATCCCGCTCGGCCTGTTCTTCAGCATCAATAAGGTCAAACGCCTCATCGCTGTTTTGCAGTTGAGTGTCAATCTTTTTGGCGATCTCCGCATCTTTCGATACCAGTGCGGATGGCCGGCAAAGGTCATGCCGCTCCGAGAGCCACAGAAAATCCAGCAGAAGCAAATGATCCTTGCCAGGATGAAGCCGCATCCCGCGCCCCACCATCTGCTGGTAAAGGCTCCGGACTTTGGTAGGCCGCAGAACCACAACACAATCGACAGAGGGGCAGTCCCAGCCTTCCGTCAGCAACATGGAATTGCAAAGCACATCGTATCTGCCGTTTTCAAAATCCCGGAGGACTTCTTCACGGTCTGTACTGTTGCCGTTGATCTCCGCTGCGTGAAGGCCATAAGAATTGAGGATCTCGGTGAACCTTTGAGAGATATGGACGAGGGGCAAGAACACCACCGTCTTCCGTCCATCGCAGTAATGAACCATCTCCCGGGCGATCTGATCCAAGTAGGGTTCCAGTGCATTGCCAATCTCACCGCTGCTGAAGTCACCGTTGGAGACCTTCACACCAGAGATATCCAGTTCCAAAGGAATCATCTGTGCCTTGATGGGACACAGGTATTTTTCCTTGATCGCCTGGTGCATGGTGTATTCGAAAGCCTTACTGTCAAAATACTGTCCCAGGTTCTTCATATCGCCGCGATCCGGGGTGGCGGTAACGCCGAGAATATTGGCATTGGGGAAATGCTCCAACACTCTCTGGTAGCTGTCCGACAGGCAATGGTGGGCTTCGTCCACCACGATGTCGGTAAAGTAATCATGAGGGAAACGCTCCAACCGCTTTGGCTGGGCAAGGGACTGAACGGAGCCTACGGTAATCCGCAACGGACTGCCGAGGCTCGTAAACTCAGCCTTTTCCAGTGCGCATTCCATGCCGGAGGCGGCACGGAGCTTGTCGGCTGCCTGTGTCAGCAGCTCGCCCCGGTGAGCCAGAATGAGCGCACGACCACCCTGGCTGACCTGGTTTTCTACAACCTTGGAAAAAACAACGGTCTTACCCGTTCCGGTGGGAAGTACCAGAAGTGTCTTCCGGTACCCCTTTTTCCACTCGGACAAGACCGCATCTTTTGCCTGGGCCTGATACGGTCTAAGTTGCACCATTAGAAACCACTCTGCTCCCAAGTCTGGGTGGGTGCCTTTTCTGCTTCAGCGACCCATGCGGGAGTCTGCTTCTTGGGGAAGAAAGTAGGGTCGTAATCGTAGAAGCGATCCACATCATTGGTCTGGCGCTGTTCGCCGTCCCGGTTGGTGTAGTTGCGAACCTTGAACCGGGCGCGTCCCTGAGAACCGACCACCTTATTCCAATCCATGACCAGGCGCTCACCGTGCTTCTTCTGGCCGATGCACCGGAAGAAGGAAGAGATCCGCCATTCCAGATTACGGCACAGCAGCAGATCGTGCTTCACATAAGCACAGCCCTCACGGGTATCCACTTCCAAGGTCAGCGTTGCCTTGTTACAGGCAGGCAGCTTGGCACTGCCGGGGAAATGGCCACGCTCAAAGTTGGTGACCTTGAAGTTGTAGTCGCCTTCCTCCAGAAGGACAAATTCCTGGCCGTCATCCTCGATGACGTCGTTCCAGTCCATAACTGCGTTGTTGTTATACATTTTCACTTACCTCCTATTTTCAGAACGGGAGCCGATTGGGATCGGCCTCGATGATTTCAACGATCTTCTGCCAGTGGGGAATGATCCACCCGGTCAGAAATGCTTCGGGATACTGGTCTACGGGCATCGCCGAAGGGAAATGACCCTTCATGGCCACAACCTCCTGTACCTCTGCTTCCGCCACCTGGGACTGCACCATCAGCATCTTCACCTGCTCCAGAGGGGACGGGTTGGAAGTATCTGTATTTCCATCGGTGACTCTATCGGTGACAGGTGCCGTCTTGGGGGCAGCTACCGTGTTGTCAAAGATGTGAGCGATGTTGCCGTAATCCAGTTCGATCTCCTCCGGCAGGCCATGGCGGTTCTTGGCATCCCAACAGGGATGATGGCTGGTGAACATGATGCGTTTGCCGCCCTGGACCTTCTTGGTATCATTCTGGGCGGTGACCACAAAGGTCTTGTAGTTGCAGAACAGGAGCAGATCACACCATTCCTTCAGAAGAGGAGCCACCTGCTTGGACAGCTTCATCTCCCAACGGTCGTATGCACCCATCTCATCGGGCTGCTCGAATTTCCGCATCTTGGCATGGGCAGTAATGACCACATGGGTGCCAGAGGCGATAACCGCATCAAAGGCATTCAGCAACCGGGAGTATTCTTCCGACAGATAGGTGTAGCCCTTGCCGTAGCCGAAGTCCTCAATGCCGGCCTTCTTGTACTTGGCACAGACACCTGCAATGCACATCTGCTCTGCCCAGTCGGCGGTATCCAGGATCAGCGTCTTACAAAGGTTGGGATCTGCCGCCACCTCGCTGACGATAGCAACCAGTTCGTCAAAAGAACCGGGCTTTTCGATACGGCGGACATCCAGCTGTGCCGTGCCGCCTTCCGTATCGATGAACAAGGGGTTGGGGAACTGCGCTGCCAGGGTGGACTTACCGATGCCTTCAGCACCGTAGATGACCACCTTCTGAGGGCGGACAACTTTACCGCTTGTGATTCTCATAGGGGCCTCCTTATCTCAGGCTACAGGACAGATCCTGCACCAGTGCCACTCCGGGAACTTCCGTGCCGGTTGTCAGCAGTTTTTTGACTTCGGACTTACTCAGTTCCGGAGCGGGAACCTTGTAGCAATTGGTATGGCCGTTAGCCATCAGCCAGGAAACAGCCGTAGCATCATCGCCGACTTCCACTCGGGTGGTCTTGCGATAACAGACGGTTGCCACACCGCAGTCCGTTTTCTGGCCGGCGCACTCACGATCCAAAATGGCCATGAGCCGGTCGTCCTTCCGTTCCAAGGAGGCCCGGCGCTCCTTGAGCCGCTTTTCCTCTTCCTTCAGAGCGGACATCTGGGAGCGGGTGTTCAGAACCAGCTTAGCCAGATATTCCAGAATGCGGCTACGCTCCATCTGGAGGGCATCCAGCTGAGCCAGAAGGTTTTCATCCGGCAGCAGTTCGCCGGTTTCCGGATCAACCAGCAGTTCGAAGATACCCTCGATAGCCTGATTAACTTCGTACAGTTTCATATCCAATACCTCCATCCATGATTTCCGTGATGGACACCGTCTGGACGCTCTTTCCAGGGACGATGATCATCACCTGTTCCTTGGGTCCCAACAGCCAGGTCAGCAGTTTGTTCCGCAGAGATACATTTCTGCAAGCAACAACGCCGCCGGTCTTGGGCTCCTTGGAAACGCAGATTTTCAAATTGTGTTTCACTTGAACCACTTCCTTTCTGAGAAGGCTTCTGCGTGATCTCCTTCTCACAGGTAGGTCACGAGAACGCAAAAAATTTAGGTTTTTTTCAAAAATTTTTTTAATTTTTTCAAAGCAGTCGCTTTCCTCTGAGAAATGGCCCCTGGAGTGACACCGCAGCGACTTGCATATTCCTCATTGCTTATGCCATCAAAAAACAGAGCCTGGATCAATTCACGATGTGCAGGCTTCAACTGCTCTAGCGCTTTCTCGATTGCCTCCGCTGTTTCCTTTCGGAGCAATGTAGCAAAGGAGTCCTCCTCGGTGGTCAATTCCGTGTGTTTTTCTCCATACGCCTCTAATGAGCAATGCCGCCGAGTCTCACTCTGATCGTTGTTGTATTCCTGCCGATCCAGGTCAACCAGCACGGTGCCCCAGGTCTCGTCTACTTCAATTTCCACAGTCTCGGTTGCAAATTCGTATTTGATTTTCATGTTTTTCTGTTCCTTTCTTCACGGGGAAGCGAAGCAGGAGCAGAAAAATGGGCAAAAAAATACTGCCGAAATAAAGCAAATCATTTCTGATCTTTGCTTCACTTCGGCAGTTAGGTCACTCGTCATTACTGACGGAGCCAGGGCTCGATAGATGAACGCTGTTCTATTATGGCGGGGTGAATACCCCTGGGTGGATTACTTCTTACCGGCCTTTCTCTTGGCCTGTTCAATTTGAGCCAGAACATCACACAAACGGACAACTTCCTTTTGTTTGGCATTCTTCAGCTCCAGATAAATTTCGCCGTCGGCGGTATCGATCAGAGCATCGAATACCCGCGGCTTCTTTTCTCCCAATGTGGTGTTATTCCGAATGGGCTGGCGAATCAGCATAGTCAAATTCCCTCCTTGGAGTGCAAACTGTGTAAATGGTGGCAATTTGCAGATACCCGGTTACTGGTACATCAGCCCAGGCATCTTTACGCTGTGTCGGCCATCGTCCGGCATTTTCAGGTCGCCCAACAATGTGGCATAGGTGATTGCGCGTTTTCCGTATCGGTCACGAAGCCCCTCTATGGCATCCTCCAATCTGGCTCTGCGATCCCGTCTGGCTGTATCTACAAAAATACTCAATTGCTCAACTTCAGACTTTGGAACCAGATCAATGGCTCGAATGCACACGGCACGAACTTTGGTACCCCATCGGTATCGCTCCTGAAACAGGCGAAACCCGGCACTTGCGATTTCGGAAGGAAGCTGTGTACGGAATGGCAGCTTACATTGGAACTGGGCACCCAGCAGGTCATTCCCTCGAACAGAGACTTGTACACCTCTGGCACAAAGGTCATGTACCCGGAGCCGGTGGCCCACATCTTGGGCAAGCTCCAACAGCACTCTATGGACTTCCTCCTCGTTTTCCAAGTCTGCGGTACAGGTGATGCCGTGACCGATGGACTTTACCGGGCTTACGAAGTCCTTATGCATAACACGGGAATTATCCGTGCCGTTGGCATAAGCCCATAGCTTCAGTCCATTTACTCCAAACCATCCTTTTAAGATCTCCGGTGGGATTGCTGCCAACTCTCCCACTGTATGCACGCCATGGCGCGCCAGCTTTGCCTCAGTGGCTCGACCCACATAAATCAGCTCCGATGCTGCCAAGGGCCACACCTTCTCACGGAAATTATCAACCGTAATCTGTGTCACCGCATCCGGCTTTTTCATGTCACTGCCCAGCTTGGCGAAGATCTTATTGAAAGAAACGCCAATGCTGACCGTCAAGCCCAGTTCTTCTCTGCAAGCGGTGCGTATCTTCTCGGCAATTTCCATGCCGGTACCATAAGCGCCGCTTCCCGTCATATCCAGCCAACACTCATCCATACCGAAGGGCTCCACCATGTCCGTGTAACGGTAGTAGATCTGGTGGGCCAATTTAGAGTATTTCAGGTACTGGTCGTACTGGGGCGGTACAAAAATCAGTCCCGGACATCTCTGCTTGGCTTCCCAATTCACCATGCCCGTTTTCACACCGGCTTTCTTGGCCAGTTCGGATTTTGCAAGGACTATGCCATGGCGTTCTTCGGTTGCTCCACATACTG